GTGTTTATATATCATACCTCCAAATAAACCCATTAACCACATTAACATCATCATTATACTTTCTTGCATAATTAACTATCCCCTTTTCTATTGTTACTAAAAACCGCTTCCTTTTCCAAGGTAGCATATAATAAAATATGAGTTACACGATAGTGTAACACCATTTAAGATACACGATGTAAGGGAATAAACGTGCAGTAGCTTTGCTACTACACGTCCCTTACACGTGTGGTATAGACTATAAGTCACTACACGCCACAGGCGGGTTGACGGGTCTATACACAGCTGATGTACTTGAACGTTCAGCGTTAGACTTTACGCTCTTAGCGTCTAGTCTATACTCTGATACGTTATCAGCGAGGGTAGCTCTGCTACCACTCCTGCTGATTACATCAGCCAAGACCTCCGTAGGAACCGTAGGTTTCCAAGGATGGTCTAAGGTGTCCGCGAATAACACAACGTTAGTTGTGTATTTAGGACCACCGTTCCTGTCAAGGACAGGACCACGTGTATCAAACACTTGAGAATTTTTGATAGAGAATTTAGTTGTAGGCATCGAAGCCCCCTTTCGTTAGTTAGAAGATTATAGGTTTGATACTAAGTATTAGCAAACCTTTCCCAAGGTTGTGGGGGACGCACCCAACACACAGAAGAATAATCAACGGACCTATGTCCCCATAGCCGTGATTTTCGATGGGTGGGGTGCAATGTATACTGCGTATTCACAATCTACATAAAAAATTGGGATTTGCTTCCCACTTGATTTTCAACCAAAGTCTAAAAGGGTGTGGTATGCTCTATATAGTCTATTTTAAAGGAGTTAGGCTAATTTTTTTTTTAGTTGATTTTTAAAAAAAGCGGTTATAAATTATATTATTATATAAGTTAACAAGGATAGGTAACATTTAGAACAAAATTTAGTATGGAACTCAAGTTTGATAAATACTTAAATAAAGATTATTCGTTAAATAGCGGCAAACTCTGGTCTGACGTCAGTAAAATACAAGGTTTTTACATGGATAAAAGGCGTAGAGAGCTGTATGAAGCTGTAACTGACTGGTATAACGCAACTTACAAAGGAAGACTGCATGGCAAAAAGTCCAGCATGGCAAAGAAAAGAGGGTAAAAACCCAGAAGGCGGGTTAAACCGCAAGGGTATAGCTAGTTATAGGGCTGCAAACCCTGGTTCTAAGCTAAAAATGGCAGTTACAAAGAAAAATCCTACAGGAAAAGATGCTAGCAGGCGTAAATCTTTCTGTGCACGTATGTGTGGCATGAAAAAGAGACTTACAAGTGCTAAAACAGCCAACGACCCCAACTCAAGAATTAATAAAGCCCTAAGAAAGTGGAGATGTAGATGCAGTTAGAGAACTTTACCCCAGCTCCCAATCATTGTGTAGAATGTAATGCACAATTAAAAATGGAAGAGATGTATATTTGCGAAGATTGTTTTGATTATACAGTAGATAGAACTGTAAAGCCAATAGCAGAAGCTAGTAAACTACAACAAACAGATGATGCATATGATAAAGCTTATTATAGTATAAAGGAGAAGAGATAATGCCTAAGTTTGGAACAAGGTCTAAAAAGAATTTATATACTGCACACCCTGATTTAATTAAATTATTTGAGGAAGTAGTAAAAAACTTTGACTGTACAGTCATTGAAGGACATAGAAGCAAGGAAAGACAGAATAAGCTATTTGATGAAGGTAAAAGTAAACTAAAGTACCCAAAAGGCAAACATAATGCAACTCCTAGCAATGCAGTAGATGTAGCACCTTATCCTATTGATTGGAACGATAGAGATAGGTTTCACTACTTTGCTGGTTATGTAATAGGTATAGCTAGTAGTATGGGTATAAAAATACGTTGGGGCGGAGACTGGGACATGGATACCCAGACTAAAGACAATAATTTTGACGATTTACCTCATTTCGAGCTAAAGAAATAAGTCTCTCCTCTGACTGACCTAGACGTAGGTAGGGTGGGTGGTGGCAAATCATTATGTACGAAGTAACTATAAATCATAAAACAGGTTCTAAAACGTACAAGGTATATACAAAAGAGGAAGCAGATACTAATAATATAGAGTATAAACCCTGGAACGAAGCCAGAGAAGGCGAATGGGGCATAACAGATGATAATTATGTATCTAAGTGTTATTCTTCTAAGCAATTAAAAAAGGCTATGTACTTAAGATATCCTGTTGGAACTGTATGGTCTAACTCTAAACAGTTTAAAAGCAAGGGTAGAGTAAGCATACATGAAACAAATGGTAAATCTTATATGAGCAATCTAACACGTACATCTAAAATGAAAGAAATTATTGGATTGGTCGCACGTAAAATGCCTGTAACTAAAGCAATAAAAGAAGTTATAGAGCCTAAAACAATTTCTGAAAAAGATAAATGGACAAGAATGACTAGAACAAAGGAGTTTAAAGTAGCAGTGAGTAAAGAAAAAATAGAGATGCTAGCTAAACATGGTATTACAGATGAGAGTCTTGCAGAGAAATGGAATGAATTAGAAAGAGACGCTGTAGAACTAGGTACAAATAATAAGGTAGAAAGTATTAAGATAAGACGTGGAATACTACAAGACTTGTCACAGTACAAAGGTTGGGCTAGAGATGAAAAGGTAAAGCTAAAACAAGAACAGGTAGAAGGTGTATTTGATACAAAGATGCTTGGAGAGATACTTAAGATAAAAGGTACATCTCAAGAAGCAGAAGGTAATATAACTAATGAGTCTTGATGGCGAAGAAAAATATAAGTTAATACAACAAGGATTAGAATTAGCCCGTAATATGGGTAAATTTGGTAAAGTATGTTTTCCTAAAGCACTTACACGTGCTGTACCTGATTTTCATCAAGAGATATATAAAACATTATTAAATGAAGAATATAGGCGTGTTATGGTAGCAGCACCTAGAGGTACAGCTAAATCTACTGTAGCTAGTCTTATATTACCATTATATAAAATTACCTTTAAACAGCCAGATGAAGACCTGTTTATTGTTATTGTTTCAGAATCACAAGCACAAAGCATAAACTTCTTATCTCGTATAAAATATCATTTAGACCATAGTGAGATATATAAAAAGCTGTATGGTGATAAAGGAAGCAATACTGCAGCTAGATGGACAGGAACAGATGTAGTTCTTAACAATGGTGCAAGAATAGTAGCTGTAGGTACAGGACAAAGAGTTAGAGGTTTTATACAGGGAGATACAAGACCTAATTTAATTATAGTAGATGACTTTGAATCAGAGTTAAATGCATCTACACCAGAAGCAAGAAGTAAAAATAGAAAGTGGATGACAGAAGCTGTGATACCTTCTTTGTCAGATGATGGTAGAGTAGTAATGATAGGTACAGTTATTAGTGAAGATTGTTTCTTATGCTGGGCAAAAGAGTCAGATGCCTGGAAAACATTGTGGTATTCTATATGGGATGAGGATGAAAAACCTATATGGGAGTCTAGATTTCCAAAAGAAAGAATATTACAGATTAAAAAAGAATTTGAAAGTGTAGGTAACCTTAATGGTTTCTACCAAGAATATATGAATATAGCTCAATCACCTGATGATGCACCATTCAAACCACACTATATACAGTTACATCACTATGATTATGAACGCAGAGAAGGACAAAATCTTTTAGTTAAAAAAACAGGGAGTGGTGAAGATGTTAAACCAGTTGAAATCTATTGTGGGATTGACCCCGCTAGTAGTCTTAGTCGTAGGGCAGACTATTTTGTTATTGCTGTCATTGCTATTGACAATGATAATAACAGGTACATTGTGGATATATTACGAGACAGGGTATCTCCTGCGGAGCAACCTAGCAAAATTATCGAATTTTATAAGAAGTACAGACCAAAGAGAATGAAAATTGAGACAGTTGCATATCAAGAAGCATTAAGAGATAGTACAAAAGCATTAATGATGAAAGAAAATTTATACATACCTGGATTAGAAAAGGGTGTAAAACCAAGAACACGTAAATCAGAAAGGTTAATTAGTTTAGTTCCTATGTTAGCAAAGAAACAGTTCTTTTTTAGACCATCCGATATATCTGCACAACAAGAGTTTCTGTCTTATCCAAGAGGAAAAAATGATGATATATTAGATGCTATATGGATTGCACTAGATAAAGCAGTGCCTTGTAGGGTAAAAACTGTAGGTCCAAAACAAAA